ATCTCCAAACGAGCTATTCGAATATGAAGGTACGAAAACGAACATGGATGATCGCGAAAGCAACCTCTTAAAACACTTTCGCGCCCTTGATCTTGACGGCAAGGCTACCGTGGAGGCCGCAGCCGTTGCAGAACACAAGCGTGTAGCTTTAGAGGGGGATAGCGAGGCAACAGCGATTTAAGAGGTATTTGCGGTCCGGCTTTACTCTTATGGAAGATTGAACGATCAAAGAAGAATAAGGAGAGATCAACATGAAGAAGGTTATTGTGCTTGTCATTACCGCCCTGCTGGTTTTCTGCTTCGCCGCCCAGTGTGAATCGGGAGAATATGATTTTTCTTCTATGTCGGTGGAGGAACTGTCCGGCATGATAAACGAGGCGCAGGCACAGCTCAAGGTCAAGCTGCTGGAGGCGGCCAATATGCCGGATTCGGAGTTCATGGCCACGCTTTCAAATCTGCCGGTTGCTGTGGTGGGTGCGCGATGCGTGGTTCAATCGACAGAGTACAAGTCTCTATACCCGGACTATTTGCAGGCCATCATTACCAACAATTCCCAAGATGACATCAGGGATTTGGTAGTCGCCTTTGCGGCATGGGACGAAAACGGCATGCCAGTCAAGCTTAGAGGTCAATATGATTTTGGATCCGCTGAATATATCCAGGTGGTCACATTCAAAGACGCCAACGTCATCCCAGGTGCGACCTACGGGGATAACGCTGGCTACAAGCTCGCCGCCTCCTGCAATGTTGCTACAGTCAGGGCTATGGCTGCGTCGTATACAGGATTGAATAATCAGGTTTGGAATAATCCGTACTACGAATCATTTGTGAGGAAGTACAGCGGAAGAAAACTGGATGAAGCTATCGGGTAATATCGAATGCGCTATTTCATCTTCCCGCCGGGCAGCACGGGCGCCTCGCGCTGAGACAGGGTTTTGCGGTCGAAGTCCCGGATGAAAGGATTACCCCTGCGCGGTTTGACATTCTTGGCAATGTCGAACAGATCATCCTCGGTATACCGCAGGGCGACCTTGATCATGGTTTTCAGTTTATCTGAAGGATTTTTTTCGCCGCTCTCGATTTGAGAGTAATGGCTGCGCGAGATATTCAGCTTATCCGCAAGTGAGTATTGGGTATATCCGTTGTTCACGCGCATGGTGCGAAGTTTCACCCTCATGCTATCACCTACTTTGGATTTGGAATAGAACAATATATATCAATTATAGCCCCCAAAAAGGGCATTGTCAAGGAGGACATTATGTCGGACTACGCAGAAGAATTTGCAAAGCGATTGGCGACAATCCGAAAGGACAGGGGATTTACGCAATACTCTTTTGCTGACGCATTGGGTACGGCAAGATCGAATATCCAGGGGTACGAGTGTGGCGAAAAGTTTCCCAAATATGAGTTGCTCGTCAAAATGTGCCGGTTGCTCGGCGTAAGCGCAGACTACATGCTCGGCATGGATTCGCAGACCATACCATCGCAGGACAAAGGCATATTTGTGGAGCAGCTCAAAGAATTGGAGGGCGTCTACAACAAAGCGTCAAGGGAGCGCCAGCGCACCATCGATTCCATGCTGAAGGATATCTACGCCATCATGTATGCCGCCCTGACGACTACGGATGATCGAGAGATCGGCCTGTACATCGACTTGTTTGATGTTGCCCGCCGGATCCTCGACGCTACGCACGGCAATGAGTGAGAAAAAGAAGGAGAAAACCACAGATGTGTCCGTCTATGGTAGCTATGGACGTGACAAGTTCGGACGCAGGATCAGGAAGAAGTTCACCGGCAAGACAGAGGCCGAGGCGCTTCTGAAGCGGGCTACCTATGAGCAGGAGCGCGCTCTCGGAATCCCCGAATACAGCGACAGTATCACCGTTTCGGAATGGGTGGAGATGTGGCGTCGTACCTATAAAACAGAGCTGCGAGGGACGAACAAGCAAACCTACGACAGCGCAATCTCCAGGCTGCTGGAGGACGTAGGCTCCATGCACATGGCCAGTATCCGCAATATCCATCTGCAAAACAGCCTGATGAAGCTGGCCGGAAAGTCTGAATCGGCGACCACGAAATATCGGATGGTATTGCAGCAGATTTTCAAAAAGGCAAGGCAGAACAGAATTATCCGCGAGGATCCAGCGGAAGAACTGGAATTGCCAAAAGCCAAACAGAGCGAAGGACATCGGGCGTTGGAGCGCTGGGAGACGGAACACATCACAGATAACTGGACGGAGCATCGAACCGGCGTATGGATTATGATAATGCTCTATGCAGGCCTGCGCCGCAGTGAGATGATCGCCTTGGATTGGGACAGCGTAGACCTGGAAGGGCGAAACATCTACGTGCATCGTGCGGCCGAGATATTGTCAAACCAATCAGTCGTGAAGGAGCTGACAAAGACCGAGGCCGGAAAGCGAACCGTGCCGATCTGCAACCCGCTTTACGAGGCGCTGTCCAGTATTCCGAAGAAGAAGCGTCGCGGTCCTGTATGCCTGTCTGCGTACGGAAAGCAGATATCACAGTCAGCCTTTGACCGGGGCATGGAAGGCTTTAACACGGCCATGGAGCGAATACTCAACGGCGAACCTCCGAACCAGCAAGGACGCCGGCCAAAGCGAGAAACGGTAGAGGATCCGCAGAAAAGAGTAGAAGGATCGTTAGAAAAACGAGAGAAACGAAAGACATTCTCTATCAAAGCTCACGATTTACGCTACACTTTTGCAACAGCGCTGTATGATGCCGGGATTGATGTCAAATCAGCACAGTACTATCTCGGCCATTCGGACGTGCGCACGACGATGAACATCTATACCCAACTGAGCGAGGAACGAAAGAACATATCAAGGAAGCAAATGGTTACCTTCCTCGACAGCTGGTTGGACAAAAAAGAAGACCCGGAACCGAAATAGGATCCGGGTCTGTTTTTATGTGCGCACGATCTCGTAGTCCTCGATTGCTTTTTCAAGCGAGCCGACACCCTTCTCGGCGAGCTTGACAAACTGGAACACCTTTTCGCTCCAGCCGGCGATGATGTTGGTTTTCGGGCCTCGAAACTGCTGGGTGCCGTATCCCATCAGATCAATAGCATGTACCCACAGGTCATTGCCGGTTTTTCTGCGGTATTCATCTGCGACGCTCTGGACGGCCTTATAGGGCCAGCCCGACGTGATGTTGCACTGATTGTCCGACAGTATGATGATACGATCAGCATTGATCCCCTGCTGAATCATGGCCTCGAAGGGCAGGCTCATGTTGGTGGCGCCGCCGTTCATGCTCTTGTGCGTAGCAGCATAGAGAATCGGAGTGGTTCTCGGTATGTCTCCACGCGAAATGGAGTTGTCAAACAGGTAGAATACGCAGTTTTCGCATATCCTGTTGGCGATCATGCCCAGGAGCATGCCGATCTCGCCACATCTGACTTCCGACTTATCGCTGATGCGACTACTCATCGAGCCGGAGACATCAACCGCGATCACCGTAGTGCCGCGGAATACGGGCATGTTCATTACAGATTCGCTCACAGCGAGCTCCAGGGCGTCCAAGGCGCGGCTGCCGCCGATGTCCCGTATAGACTTATAGGCTGAAAGAAAACGGAAAGGAAGCTGCTTTGAGCGCCGTACCATGTCGGGGTCCTCGATGGTATTGTATACCTTTTCGAGGTTTTTCGGGTTGGCCCGGATGATGTTGCGAAGATTGCGAAGCAGGGCCATATAGCCCACCTTGCCGCTGTCGATCAGCTTCTCCCACGTTTCGGTGTTGTTGCCGTTGGCCGAAAGCTCGGTTTCCCATGTCATGGGCGTTTCGAGCTTACCTTCCAGCAGGCGCTTCCACATTTGCGCCTGTTCGTCATTGCGGGGCTTCGGATGACACAGGCATACCACATCACGCATTTTCACATTCTTGCCATCTCCCTTGTACTTGGCCAGGGAGTATTCATCCAGGCGGCCCAGCGCGCAGCCGATGCCGCGGCGCAGGGAATTCGGAATGGGCTTGCCGAAGTTCTCAATATAGAATGACATGATCTCAGTGATGTCATCGCCGCGCTGGCAGACGCTCCAAACAGTATCGCGCACAAAGGGCTTGCCTTTTTCATCGTTGGCCAGGCAGCAGGTCAGGACATGGGCGATGGAACGCATGTTGAACTCCCGGCGAGCGAATATCGCCAGATTCGACACAAACTTCGGGTCGGTCTGTATGACGTGCTGGGCCGTCTGCAGAATATCATCGCTGTTGTCGCCGTAGAACTTCTTTTCATTGAAGAATGAGGTCAGCACCTGGGTGATCAGTTTTTGCTTGTCCGACATAAAATATGCAGGAAATCCATCGCGGTTGGTGGTCTTGGTGGTCGGAGCAGCCCGGTTGAATTTGGACATTTAGCCATTCCCTCCTTTTATACGGTAGTGCCGCCGCAGGGACTTGAACCCTGAACTCGCGGATTAAAAATCCGCTACTCTGCCATTTGAGTTACAACAGCGCAAAAAACACAAGCGTGATTAAAAAATCGCGGTCGGGCCGTATATGCACGAAGTAACCGACAGCTGCAATGCACGCTTGCGTTGGTATATAAAGCAGATAAAAACGGAAACGGACATTAAGTGCTCTAACCGACTGAGCTACCTGCG